CCAGACTCACCTGCTTTAGTATATGCAGCATTTGCTTTAGCAGCTAACTGTTCAGCAGTAGGGCCAAACTTAGTTCTAGCACCTACACCAAAAGGCGCACCAACAGCCATACCTGCGGCAGCACCTAATAATGGATTTTTAGTTTCTTCTCCAACAAACTGAGCAGCAGCAGCACTAGGAGCAGCAGCAGCTAATTGTCTACCAGGAGCTTGTGATAATTGTGTAGCTACATTTCTACCTAATTCTGTACTTGCTGTTTTAGCCAATTTAGGCAAAGTAGCAACCTGAGAAGCAACGCCACCAACAGCACCAGTAGATGTTTGCAGCAATCTTTCTGGTAAAGTCTCTGCTACTGGAAATCCAGCTCTTGTCATTAAATTCTCTACCGCAGACATTGGCGATGGTATTTGATAATTCTTTGGTAAAACTACATTTAAACCTTGAGTTGCTAATTCCGATAATGGCAACGCAATAGAACCAGCTAATGCGCCTAAAGGATTGCCACCAGTAGCCAAAAATCCTGCACCAGCTCCAGTAGCAACAGGAGCCGCACCACGAGCAGCAACACCTAAAACTTGCTTAACCTGTTGTCCAGTAGTTCTAGGAGTAGATTGCTTTAAAGCCTCTTGATATGCTTGTTCGTTGGTTAACTTATTTGTTGACTCAACTTGATAAGTACCAGAACCAGGAATAGTTATCTCATAAACTGGCATTTTTAATTCCTAATTTTTCTAACAACAACACCAGAAGGAACCCGTTGAGTTTCGCTTACAGCCGGAGATGTTGGAGATGAAATAACTACTGAGTTAGGGTTAACACCAGCTTCAGCAGCCAATTCTCTATACTCATTTTGCTTTGGTATAACAACATTTTCCGATGCTTTATATAAAAGTTCCGCAGATTTACGGAAATCTTCACGCTGAGAAGGAGTTAACTTTTCACCAGTTTTTAGTTTTTCGTAATAAGTAGTAACTCTCTCATAAGCAGGAGAAGCAGCCATAGCTAAACCAAGTTCTGACTCACGAACAACAGAACCAGGATCAAGCAACTTCATAAACTTGGTAGCAGCAGCCAAATCATTAGCTGGAGATGGATTCTTTAATGCCCCATTAATCTGATTGTAAGCAACTTTAACTTGGTCAAAATCTTTAACAACTTGGATATTTTGAAATTCTTTACGTAGATTAGATGCTCTCTCAAATCGCTGTTGTTTTGTTTCGTAAGTAACACCCGATTGAGCTTCTGCAAGTTTTAATTTATTCCTAAATACATCTTGGCTTAATTCTTCACGTATCTTTGAATCATCTTTTAAAATACTATTTGATTCAGCAACAACTTGGTCAGCAGTTAATAAATTTGACGCTGATCTATCTTGTAACGCTTTAACTCTTGTCAATAATGTTGGATGCACATTCTTTAAACCAACAACAGATGACTCTACCGCCTGATCTTGTCTTTGTAGTTTTCTATAATATTCAGCTTCATCTTTTGCTTTTGTAGCTAACTCACCACCCTCTTTAGTACCCATATTATTGTAAAACTGGAAAGCTCTATCCGCTTCTTCAATCTTTTGCGAGTAATCTGGTCTAGCTACAACTGGCACTGGTTCCAATGTTTTTTCTGTAGCTTTTTGTGGAATGATAGCGTTCTGCGGATAATTCTGAGCTTCAGGAGTAGCAGTGGCAGCAGAAACAGTAGGAGCCGCCTGATTATTTTCATAAAAAACTGGAGCTTTTTGTTGAGGCTGTGGTTGTTGCTCTGTAGGAATACCTCTAGCACGAGCAGCCAAATTAGCAGCGTATTGAGTCTTTGCGAATTCTTCTGGATTCAATATAGCGTAATCAGATTGTGTTAATGGCTGACCAGCTTGCATTTTTGCTATCACACTATTTTTAGCTTGCTGCTGCTGTAATTGAATAGCTGCTTGCTGTCTTTGTAACTGCAATTGCTGTACTTGCTGCTGAGTCTGAAAATTCTTTAAACCACCTTCGTAAGCACCACCAGCAGCCTGAAAGCCACCAGCAACAGATCCAAGTATGTTTTGCAATGCTGAACGTGGCGCACCTGATCTACTCATGCCTTGAGCTAATGCTAAACCTGCGCCTAGCAACCCTTGTACTTGCGCTCTTTTTTGCAACGCAGCAGTTTCGTCAGCTCCTAGCAATCCTTCGTAGAATTTAGGGGCTGTTCCAAATGGTGTTAAATCTTCAATTGCCATATATCACCTAAATTAGTGAAATCGGTTGACCGCCACCAACGACAGTTTGCAAATACGGGTTCATATACGACATTGGATCGTAAGGATTTAATTTCCCTCTAGCCTGAACTGGAACAATAGGAGCAGGATTAATCTGATCTGGAGTAAGAACATCCTTAGCTGTAGAGAAACCCATTTGCGTTAGCATTGGATTTTCTTTAGCAAAACCTTTAAAGGAGTCAAAGAAAGATGGTTGAGCAGCAGATACACCACCAGGTGTTAATGGAAAACCACTTGCTCCAGTTGACATTGCGGTAGTTAATGGGTTTGCAGCAGCAGAAAATACAGGAGACGCTCCACCAATTAATCCAGGTATTGCTGAAGGAGCTGCAACAGTAGCGGCTTGACCAGCTAACGCAGGAGCAGCACTAGAAATAAGACCAGGTATCGCAGCACTAGCAGCAGCAGGAACAGCGGCAGTAGCAGCAAGAGGAAGCGCAGCAGCAGCAATTGGAGCAGCGGCAGCGGCAGTAGTAGCGGCAGTAGCAGCAGCAGGAGCAGCAGCACTAGCTGTAGCAGCCATAGCAGCTAAAGTAACTGGATCATAATATAAACGCCTATTATCTGCGCTATAGCCGTTAAATTTATTTGGGATTCTCATTTGTAGTTACTCCTGTCGCATCTTAGCTTAATTGTATCGTTTTCTTTGCTAATCTTAGTGAATCCAAGTCTTTTACAAAACCTTAATCCAGCTTCATTTTCTTCCATTACTGACGTTGTAACGTATCCGTACTTATCAATTGTTTTATTTAATATGCTTTTTATATATGGAAGTATTGTGCTTTTAGGCTTAATTCCATATCCAACGTGTATCTCATTATCTTTTATTAACACACCACCTATAACTACATTATTCTCTATTAACGGCAATACATTCCAATCTTTTACAGCATTTTCGTACACACTAAACTCAAAATTAACTCTATGCTTTATTGATTCATAAATCATTAGCAAAGCGTCTTTTTCAAGTTTACCCATACATATTACTTACCACCTGACTGAGTAGTCGTGCTAGTACCACCACCAGGTGCGCTAGTAAATAGATTAGTGAATTGCTGAAGTTTGCGCTCTGGAGCAGTCTGTTCGTAGTTGTAACGATTGATAGCGTCTTGCAGAGCTTTCTGCTGATATTGTTCTTGCCCTTGACCTGCTGTTATTAGTTTTTGAATGTCTTGGTAATCAGCTTGAGCATAAGCAGGAGCGTTACCGACAGCAGTCATTTGTCTGCCACGTTCAGCCTCAGCCGATTGAAACGCTAATTGACCAGCTTGTTCAGCTAAATTACGACCAAATACATCCTGAGCTTGACCTACTTGCTGACCCATTGCATTAGAACCGTAACGACCAGCAGATGCAGCTTTAGATTGAATGCCTTGTACGCCACGAGTATAAGCCTCTTGAGCCTGACGATTAACGCCTGACAATGCACCCTCTAGGAATGGATTAACACCTCGTCCTTGAACAGTAGCTAAGTATTCTTGATTAGCTGCTGCTTGAATAGGAGAGCCTGACATAGCTCTATTTTGAGCAGCTTGCAATGCTGTTTGAGTAGCTTGGCTAGGGCCGACGTAAGTCTGTCCAGGAAAGAATTGCGCTCCAGGAGCTTCATATTGCTTCTTTGCTTCCTCAAGACCATATTGCACATACGGCTTTAGACTTTCGTCTATGCCGCTGGTCGTAGTACTGCCTCCACCGCCTCCACCCATATTACACCTCGCAAATCCATTGTTTAGGCTTAAAGCCGAGCTTTTCTGCCTTACGCTGCCAACCTTTACGATGGCTAGAGAATGTTATAAATTTGGCATTAGCTTGACTTGCTACGCCTTTTATGTATTTTAACGCATCTTGTACTATTTGATAATCATTTTCTAACGTCCATCCTGCCCATACGTGCAGATGTAATCCTTGAGGCTGCAATATAAAGAATCCTGCGAACCTTTGATTCTTTAAAGCTACCCATAGTAGCGATCTATTAGACATCAAATCTACATAGACATCTTCTACTATCCAATCCTCTGGACTACGACTTTTAATCTGATCTAGTGGAGTCTTAATTGTTGCCCACCACCCTCGTATTTCTGCTACTGGAATATGTCTAAATTCCATTATCCCACCACAATGTAGCCGTATGTCTTATCTGCTGTGTTATTAGACCAATGTGTCAAAGTAGCACTCCCTTGAGTTTGTGAAGAAACGTAGATGTTACTTGTAGCTGATGGAGCTATGTATTGCATTGTCGCTATAACGCTAGGTACAGCAGGTCTTGTAGGACTTGTGCTTGTACCGTAATGCTCAATAGATACGCCAGTATTAGAAACACGCCACATTATCTCAACATAATCATTGGCTTGCAATTCCAAAAAGAAATTAAGTGCAGCAATCATGTGACTAGGATCACCAGCACTTTTACGAGTCGTTAATCCAAAACGACTATTTGACCCAGCTATATCTGTTCCGTTCTTTCTAAACCAGACATCGACTTCTTCAGAGTCGTTATGACTATTCTTAAACTGAATAGAAAACTGAATGTTATAAATGCCATAATTCCTGACATTCAGCCTAGAGCTATTTGATAGATACACTCCGTTAGAGTAATCCGTTGTATTTAGAGTTATTGCATAAGCTGTAGTCGTATTAGCCGCAGTCTGGTCTGTAGTGTCCTGAAACGCACCGTAAGGAGCTGAATCAGCCTCAGCAGCGTTAGATACTGGAACCAAGAATATTAAACTTTCTTTACCTATACGGCTGTCGTATATAGTCGTAGTCGTTGCGTTACCAGTAGCTAAAGTTACTAGTCCAGAATTATTCGTCTTACCGTCCATAATCCCACGAACAACCTCAGCAACCTGACGCTGATCTCCACCAAAAGGTGGTAATGTCTGGAATTGAACAGTTCTAGTCATCGAGTACCCTGACCGCTAATATCAACCTCAACCGCTACAGCAGTTTTCCAGTTACCACTAGGGTTAGTTTGAACCCTGTGATACCTACCTGCTGAACGTAGCCCACAGCGACCCTCAGAATCGGCTACAGACGCATCTCCGAACGTGATGGCATCATTTAGTAACTCACGACTTGCGACCGCTACAGAGCCGCTACCGTTGTCCACAATAGGTCTGCCTAACGTAATAACTGAATGACCTACATCTATATCACCTGACGTTAATGCAGCCTGTTTGTATTGACCGCTAAAGGTAACGATATTAGGGCCTCTCGTAGCACTCAGTAAAAGTAGTCCACCAACCCATTGACGATCATCTAGCGAGATACCTAAAGAATCTATGCTTGCGCTAAATACGTCTAAGCCTTCCAGAGTTACCGATGGAGTCAGAGCAAACGATACGCTATCAGCAGTAGTCTCAGCATACGACCATTTGTTTAACGAGATGTTGTAAATCAGTAGTAAATTGTCACCATTCTGAGCAGGGAATAACCAAACAATCAGTCTTTTCTCTGTATCTATTGCGGCTGACATTCCTAGCTTAATGGCTGTTAAGTTTGCGTTATCAAAGAACCAACGATCAATCTTTTCTGTACCGATTCCTTTGGTTGACTGACCATCGCACACGTAAAAACCATCATCAGCTAGGAAATAAGTTAATCCTGCAAAGTTAATGATTGATCCGGCAGAAATACAGCCAAGAGTACGGTTAATAGCATCAAACTGGAAGAAATACGGACTACCTGCGTAAGACATACGGTAGATTGCACGTTCTAGAAACACGATACCGAACTCGCCACCAGCTAAACCAGTAATATCGCCACCGTCAGGCATGACTTGAGAGTCAGATTGACTAGCAAGACCAGGAGTCCAGTCTGTTTCATCATTAATGTCAGACCAATAGACCTTGTTTTCTTCGCCAGCTACGTTAGCAGCGACTACAAAGTCCTTAACTACAGTTACATACTTAGCTTCAGGAGCAGCAGCAGCTAAATCTGTGGCGTAAGTAGATGAATTAAGCGTGTATGACTGTAATTTATCCGTTCCGTTCGCCATAATCATCTTTGTTCCGTACTGCGTAACATCCCAATACTCAATATTGGTGTATCCGGCAGTAGTTAATGGAGACATCGCACGAGTTCCAGGAGTAAACTTGTACAGATTACTAGCTGAAGCACCAAATAATGATACCGTTCCAGCATATTTACCTGCGAAACAAGTCAATAAGTTAGCATTTGCATCGTCAGAATACTCAACTTCATCAAGAATTGGTGCATATCCATTAGTAACTGGATAACAATTAACTGCACCCGTTAAAGCACCTGTAACGCCAGGCTGATCTGGTAGCCATTCACCGAATAATATGCGTTGTTTAGCCATCTTTATTGCCTTGTCCAAGTATCAGATTGTGAAGCTACTACCGTCCATGTATTATCATTCGCTGAAACGATAGTCCAATTATTCGCACCTTCTATCACGTTATCCCACTCGTCACCAATTACGTGACCGTCAGCAGTTACGTCAGCGTTTCCGCTAATATTTCCTATGGCGTTCCATACTGCTATTGCTATACATGAAACTTCAGCTAAAGCATCTACAGAAGCACTACCCTGATAATCTACTTCGCTACTAGAAGTTACCGTAGCCGTTCCATCAATTGCAGCAGAGCCTACCTGTATCCTAATGCCGTCAGCCGTAACCGTTGCGCTACACGCTACATCACCAGTAAAGAATAAGACTCTAGTAGCCTCTGCTGTTACCGTAGCTGTACCATTTACAGCAGCCGTAGCAAGTATTATCAACCCACCGTTAGCCGTTACAGTAGCAGTACCAATTATTGCGCCAGTAGCACTGTAAATAATCCCACCAGCAGCACTAACTACAGCAGTTACATCTATAGAACCTGATGCAGTCTGAATCCTAATGCCAACAGCAGAAACCGTAGCTGATCCGTTTATACTTCCTGCACCACTATAAGTAGCAACAGCGTTAGCTACTACTGTGGCGTTAGCATCTACACTAGCCGTAGCTAATACAAAATTACCAGCCTCGCCTAATGACGAGTACGGAGCTTGTGAGTATGCCGATAAACCAAACATTTAGAATACTACCCACTTAGACCCACTCGGAACTGTTACGCTTACCCCATCATTAATCGTAATAGGGCCAGCACTCATAGCCGAGTAACCACTAGGAATAGAGAAGGTTGTAGCTACAGTAAGACTATTTAATACGATACCGTTAGCAGAAGCCATTTGATCTGCATAGGCAGTATTCGCAGCATCCTCATGTACTGACTTAGCAGCAGGATATGTAACAAACACATCCTTAGAATTAGCTGCAAACGATATAGGTGAAGTCGTACCAGAGCTGTTAGACAATACCGTAGTGCGGGCTAACGTAGTACCTGATGATGAGTACGTACCGATACCTACTTCCCATGTGTTAGCAGTGCTATCAACAATAGAATAGTAGGTAGTGTTACCGTTACCGATAACAGAAAAAGACTGGAATCCAGCTACAGCACCAGCAAGCGTTAGCGTACCAGTGCCAGCAGTGGTGGATGTTTCCCTAACACGATCTGCGACAACTAGTGGCATCGCTTACTCCTTACGCCAGAGTTACGCTAAGACCGCCAATAGCTATCTTAAAGATATCTCCAGATGATATAGTTTTAGATGTATCCAATGCTGTGTGATACAGCAAGTTACCGCTAGAAGTAGCATCGAGAATACCGATCCAACCTACAGTACCCCATGAACCAGAAGCCTGTGGAAACTCTACAGCAGCAGTATTCGTAGATACACCATCAGTAGGTGAACCCATCGTTACCGCAGTACGTGTATAAGAGCCACCTGATACTTCAGTGCCAGTATTAGCATCAGTAGGATCAGATGTATATAAACCTACATAAACAGCAGCAGGACTTGTGTAGCTCGTATTACGCAAGGTAGCGTTAATCAGAGCATTTTCCAGATACGTAGACATTTCTGCCATAATTATTACCTCACGTTATAAGACATTGACATTGGCTGACCACTATACTCACTACTCTGGTCAGATATTGTTATTGATGATATTGCACGATCATACAAGCTCGCCCAAGTCTGTAGTCTTGCATCATTCATCAGATACGGCTCTGCCTCGCCTAAAGCTGCGTACAGTAAAGCATCTGGATAGTTGGTCAAGAAAACATTACCTGTATTGGTATCGCTCAAGAAGTACGGCTGTGCGTAGTAGAGCATCTGTAATTGATAAGCACTATCTGGAACTGGAGATAGTTGTAGTTCAGTCGCTAAGACAGTGTAATCAGTAGGCTTACCTGATTCTGTAACCCGATAAGAATTATAGAAAGCGTTAGGAGCTTGATAAGCTAGAGTCGTAATAGGATTCGTATTAACGTGAATATCACGCATCTCTAGGAAGTCAGTAGGAAGTCCAACAGTAGAGTCACCGCCAGTAGTCGACGCAGTAGCTACAACCAACATCTGACGAGTTCTAACTTCTCTACGCAAACGTAACTCAGCTAACTGAATAAACGTAGGTATCATAGCCGTTAGATCGCTACGAGCCAAATAACTAGCTATTGTAGTTTTTAAGTCACTGTAGCTTGTAAACGCCATATTATTCCTCTAGTTGCTCGAAATCATCCCAGCCATACTCATACGTACCTATGTGTTTGATGTGCATAGACAGCTCGTGATCCACGTAAGTATCAAAGCCATTATCGCCAGCCTTAACGCAAAAGTGAACGTCCTCACCTACTACACCTGTAGGCCCCCATCCGGCATCAAACCAAGCCTGTGGAACCTTCTCAAACACTTCCCTACGAATCATTACCGCCCCAAAACCAACAGCAGTAACCTTCTCAATACCTTCTTTACCACGAGAATCGACATTAGACCAATGATGGCGAATACCTTTCTCATCTTCTGACTTAACTAACAACTTAGTCGTAGGCATACAAGGCTTACGTCTTGTGACTGCATTGACACCGAGAATCCCAACTTCACGAGATAACATAATTGTTATCAGATCAGGAGGAAAACGCATATCGCTATCAATGTACAGAATAGCGTCACAGCCCTCTTTTAACGCCACCTGAGCTAACTTCTCACGCTGATCGAATATCAACGTGCCAGGCATCGTATAAAGGCTTAGACCGCCCTTTCCATCCTTGCATCGAACAGACGCATCGTGCGCAGCCATCCTAGCAAAGTCAAAAGCAAATCCTGTATGAACCTCGTCTCTACATGGAATACAAACGCCAACTCTCATACTGTTCCTCGATATATCTTTAATACTGCTTGGTCAGGATGATTAAACCACTTTTTAAAAGCGACTTCATCAACAATAACAAATCCACGCATGATTCCCATTTCATTTAGCTTATCAATAGCCGTAAAAGGTATTGAGCCAATCAAATGTAAATCTTCGGTTGCTCCTGTCCTAGCTTTATCAATGTCTCTAAGAACTTGATTACGTTCTAAGATGTCAGTTATATCTTGATTAGTCTCGATGATAATACCGCCATCACCATCCGCATGAACCGTCTGAGTACGATAGTTTTCCATTAATCCCTCTAAAAAGCCCCCTACCGTTAAGTAGAGGGCTATCTAAATTACAGCGAGAAGTCCAAGTCAGCTACGATACCATGTGCTGCCTCATTTTTTACCTCTAAAGTACACTCAGCTAATATCTGGGTTTTTTCACTATCACCACTCTTAGCAAGCTCATTAGTCATGAATGGACGTAAGTAAGCCATAGCTGCATACTCAGGATCCAAGATCAACATATCACGACTACGCATGAACCTGTCAGGCACTATACTCAGAGTCCCAAAATCGCTAGCGTAGAGATCAGCGGCCCCCACGATAACACCAGGCTCTGCTTTCGTTAATTGATAACGATTAACTGCAATACCTGCAAAGGTAGATACTTTCTGCTTACCTGCCGAACCAACGAATACAGCCTTTGGTGAACCGCCCGCATCAAAGATTGAAGCGATAACAGTTTTCATCAATGCTTCAGTTGCAGTACGCTGTGTACCATCTGTACGAGTAGAAGTACCTGAAGTTGCTGGAGCAGAACCACCACTGCCTTGTGAGCTGTTGGACTTGATCCATGACAACAATGAACCCATAGTACGAGCTACAGTTGATGTACCTGCTGATTTACCTTGATTAGCAGTGATGATGGTTTCTAAGTCACGCTTGATTTCAGCAGAAGCCTTAGCCAATTGGTAAGCCTTTTCTGACTTACGACCTGCTTTGTTTACTTTATCCAAAGTACCAGAAACTTGTACGGTCTTTTGTACGATCTGTGTGTAGTTACCTACACGAGTAGTTGGAGAAGCAGTGATAGATGTAGCGTCTGCACCCTCAACGGCTGCATTAGCTGTCGTAGCGGCAGAAAGTGAATCCGTCTGCCATTCATGGTAAACAGCAGTTGCTGATGTCTTACCAATTGAACTCATGATAGGAGTGTCAACAGGACTGATATTATAGATAACATCGGATAAATCTTCACGCATACCGATAGCGGTAAATGTTTGATATGTAGGCATTATATTTCCTTATAAGAATCGTTCAAAAGCGGCTGCGGCATCACTAATCTTTCCAGATTGTCTAGCCCTAGCCTTCAGTTTTTTAATATCCTCAGCACCACTATCTCTAGGCTGCGATACTCCTGGCTTCATAGCTTTAGGAGCTTCATTCACCTTCTTAGCGATGCCAGGTTGCGATGCTTTCAATTTATCGTACTGCATAGCTTTATAAAGCGTTAATACTGCACGAGAATCAAATACATTCGCTAATTCATCATCCGAGAATCCAGCCTGTTTACCGTAGCTGCGTATCTCTTTACGGACTACCTCACCCTTAACAGGATCAGCATATTCAGGTAACGCACTAACTAACTTCTCAGCTTCCTGTGCAACCTTTGCACGTAACTGATTCTGTCTGTCGTATTCCTGCTGTTGAGCTATATGTTGTCTCTCAGCCTGAACCTGCGCTAACTGCTTTTCCCTCTGAGACATCTCTGCAACCTTAACAGCGTATCCAATAGGATCAGTCTCTTTCAGGTATTCCAGATTCTCTGTTTCTTGAGGCTGCATCAAGGCTTGCTCAATATACTGCAACCTCTCCGCATAAGTATCTCGGAGTTGCTTCGCTTCTTGAACTGCATGGCGTTCAGCTTCAACTGCCTTACGTTCTTCCGCTACAGCTTGCGATTTCTTTGTATAATCAGTGCCAAGTTGATACGACTTAATGAGTTCATCAAGGGTTACATCACGTTCTTCTCCCGCAGCTTTCACTCGGAATGTTTGATGTTCCTCTGACTCATCAGCTTCTTCTTGTTCTACCTCAGATTCTTCCGATTCCTCGTAGTCATCTGATTCGGCATCGCTATCGTTGGATTCTGTGCGCTGTTCTGGTTGTTCCTGTTCGGAGCCGTCATCAGTACCCATTAATCCCAAAATAGCGTTTGCTGCACCATTTACATCTAACTG